ATAAAAACGTGGGTAAAAGACAATAAGAATCCGCGCTATGGATTACCGGAAATCTATACCCTTACGCTTTCAGATAGCGCTAGAAGTACAAAAACCACGCTTTATGCGCATCATTCCCGCTGTATCAATATTGCAGAAGATATGCTTGAAGATGATTTTTACGGAGTGCCGAAGTTAGAGGCAATCTTTAATAGGCTTCAGGATTTAGAGAAAATCTGTGGCGGTAGTGCTGAAATGTTCTGGCGTGGTGCACACCCAGGCATGGCATTAACGGAGAAAGAAGGATATACCATGCCCGCCAAAGGCAGTACTGACGAGACTACCCTTAAAGACGATATTGAGGAGTATATTCATAATCTAAAACGCTATCTTGTTTTGAGTGGTGTAGACGTTAAAGAATTAGCCATGCAGGTAGCAGACCCTAACGGCCACATATCAGCACAGCTTGACTTAATCGCAGGCGCTACCGGTATACCTAAACGAATACTTATCGGCTCAGAGCGAGGCGAACTTGCATCATCTCAGGATGAATCAAATTGGAATAATCTCATAGACGAGAGGAGAAAGAATTTTGTAGAGCCTATTATCTTAAGACCATTTATTGACAAGATGATAAACGTAGGTATTCTGTCACAGCCTAAAAATGACTATCAAATAAAATGGCCGGATTTGCAAGTGCCGAGTGAGAAAGAGGAAGCTGATGTAGCCTTCACCAAAACTGATGCCATTGCTAAATATGTGATGAGCATTGGCGCGGACATGATAATACCGGTAACAATATTTCTTCGGGATATTCTTAAACTTCCCAAAGCTACCATTGATGAAATTACTGAAATAATTGATCAGCAAATAAAAGATGAGGAGGATACGTCAAAAGATGCACAAGTGCAATCTGGCAGAGAAGATAATCCCTCGCCTGACAATCAACCGGCTATCTAGGATTGATCCTACCCGTACGTTAGGTATTAGAAATAGATTCGTACGAGAGATCAATAAAAGATTCGGCAGACTAAAAAGGGAAATAAAACAATCAATCCTTGATAATGATTGCTTCGGCATTCAGAAAGAACCTGTTGTCTTGGGGGCGGCAAAAGAAAGGCAATTTGATTTTGCCCACACCCAAAGTAAAGTCGATGGCTTCATGCGATGGCTAGAAGTGCAAGAGAAAGAATATGTACTAAGCGGTGGAAAGAGGGGATTACAACTAATCAGGAGACCAGGAACGAGATTAGGGGAAGAAGAGGCTTGGACTGATCTTTATGTTCATTCTGCTTATCAACAGGGCATTGTGAGAGCACGTCAAGAGATGAGGAAAGCTGGTTATAATATCCCTGCCGATGATGCATTATTTGGTGGATTAAATGCTGCATTTAACCAACCATTTCATATTGATAGGCTAGGTGTACTTTACACTCGCACCTTTGAGGATTTAAAAACCGTCACTCAATTCACCAATGCCCAGGTGAGAAGAAAAATAGCAGATGGATTGACTACCGGATTGACGAAGGGCATTGCCGAGGGAAAGAATCCTCGCACTATAGCAAGAGAATTAGTCAAGGATGTTGCTAATAGAGTGGATGCGATAGGGATTACTAGAGCAAGATTGATTGCACGCACTGAAGTGATCCGCGCTCATCATCAGGCAAGCATTGCTGAATTCAAGGAATATGAAGTTGAAGGAGTTTCAATAGTAGCAGAATGGCAAACTGCGGGATATGAGGTATGTGAAGAGTGTGAGGCATTGGAGGGAAAGACATTTTCTCTTGATGAAATAGAAGGAATGATCCCTTTACATCCTCAGTGCAGGTGTGTAGCAATTCCAATTTTAAAAGAATAAAACAACAAACTAACAACCTAAAACTTAGGAGGTGTTTAATATGAGCAAAAAGATTATCACAATAATAATTGCCTTTATTTTCACAATGATCTCAATGGTCATGGCCTTTCAGTGGGAAGATGAGAGTGGAAACATTCACCACAAAGGCAAGCATAAGTTTGACAAACCGATCATTGAAAAAGATTCAAAACTAGGGCCCTGGAAAGATAGTCCAAACATTGGAAGTGTTGATCCAAAAAACTATTTTTGTTTTGAAGATGATTTTTTATATGATAGCACGGGTCAGATCGCAGATGCCGATGTATGGTTAACTACAATGGGGGCTACCATTCAAGATGATGCCATGGGTGGACAGATATGGCTTGGTGCAATCAGTAGTAGCGTTGACAATATGCAGGTCAATGGCGAATCATTTAAATTAGAATCTGGTAAACCAATATGGTTTGAAACTAAATTTAAATTAACAGACATTGACAAAGATAAATGGTTTGTAGGATTCTCAGTCGCAGATACTGCTATTATTGCCAGTCTTGTCGATGGAATCGGCTTTGGTTCATTAGATAATACTGGTGATATTGATCTAATCATCAGGAAAAATTCTATGGGGCCTACTATTGATACTGGTTATAATCTTACAGATGCTACGGCAGTGCGTTTGGGATTTATGTGGGACGGTAGTAACTCAAAAATATCTACATATATTAATGATGTGATTTATGACTATACCGTAACTGGTGATTACATTCCAAACGATGAAGCGCTTACGCCGTCAGTTGAAGTAAATATTGGCGCTATTGCCAATGTAATTAAACTTGATTATATCAAGGTGATTCAGGAAAGGTAGTTAAATACAAACCTTATTATGCCCGTCACTGAGTCAATCGGGACGGGCTTTTTATTGGGAGAAAAGAAATGCCTTACTCATCTATAGAAAAGGCAAAAGAGGCGAGTTTCCCTACAAAAGCAGAGGGCATTGATTTAACTATTGCTCAAATAAATAAACTCGCCTCAATCTACGATGCGATAAAAGCAGAGGGCAATGTTGACAATGCCATGGCTGTCGCCTGGACGACTTGGAAGAAAGTTTATAAGAAAGAGGGTGATTCCTGGATAAAACGAGAGAAGGGCAATATTGCCATTATCAATGCTAGCTTTGGAGGAGCAGTAAGACGCACTGTCTGGCAGGGGAAAGAATATTTGATTGCTCCCGTTATTGCCTTAGTAGAGGGTGTGCATGAAGGATCTGCCGGAGCAATCTATTATTCCAAAGATGAGATTGCTAAATTTATCGAGGCATGGAATGGCGTGCCATTACCAGTGATGCACCCGCAAGATAACGAAGGATATTACATCTCCTGTAATTCACCTGAGATTATTGAAAAGCAATCGATAGGGCATTTTTTTAATGCTCAATATCAGGCTGGGAAATTAAAGGGAGAGCTCTGGATAGAAATTGAAAAGGCTAATCAAATCAGCAAGGAAATCATCGAGAGACTTGAGAATGGTCAACCGATTGAAGTATCAACTGGTCTCTGGTCAGACGATGAAATTATTGCCGGCGAATGGAACGGAAAGAAATATGCAGTAATCGCACGAAATATCAGACCCGATCATATTGCGCTTTTACCCAATGCCATTGGCGCATGCTCATGGCAGGATGGATGCGGGGCGCCACGAATTAATAGTAAGGGAGGTGATAATAAAGTAAAAGACAAAGGCAAAATCAAACAGGCATTATCGAGCATAGCTGAACTTTTGGGATTTAAGGTACAGGAAACAAGCCATGAAGATATCCGATCAAAGCTTCAACAAATTCTCAATAAAGATGATCGACTTGAATCCCAAATCATTCACTATATCAAGAATGTCTATGATGATCACTTCATCTATGAGCAGAGTACCGCAGATGGAGTAAAACTTTTTAAACAAAAATTCAAATTCGATGGTGATGAAATTCAAATGAATGGCGAGCCTAAAGAAGTAAAAGAGGATGTTCGCTATCTTGATATTTCTCATCAAAACATAGGAGGTGAAAAAAATATGGATAAGATTAAAGAGATAGTAAACACACTCATTGCAAATGAGAAAACTTCATTCAACGAGGACAATCGAGAATGGTTGATGACTCTTGACGAATGCAAACTCAAAGCGCTTGAACCTAAAGTTCAGGAGATAAAACATCCAGAAGATAAAGAAATCGATGTTTTCATTGCAAAGGAGAGCTCTCCCTTCAGTGATAAGGATAAAGATTTTCTCAAAAGCCTAAATGAGTGTCAGTTCAAGGCGCTCCTTGAGAAATATCCTGAGAAAAAGAAAGAAGAGCCAAAAGGGAACGAGAAACCACCGACGGTTGATGAATATATCGGCGAAGCTCCTGATGGAATCAGGGAGTTTCTAACCTCCGGTGTAAAACTGCTTCAAGAGCAGAAAGATTCTATCATCAAGGGACTCATTGCTAATAAACGCAATAAGTTCACCGAGAATCAGCTTAAGGAAAAGCACATCGATGAGCTCAAGGCGTTGGCTGAGCTTGCTCAAGTAGAGGTTGATTACTCAGGGCAGGGCGGTACGGCGAAGGTGAATTCTTTAGATGATATTAAGGCATTGCAAATGCCAACAATGAATTTCAAAGAAGATAAAAAATAATTCTTTCATATAAGGGAGGTGAAATATATGGGTTCTCAAAATACAATAATGATCGTCAACAAAAACATGGTGCGAGGAGAGGCAACTGGTTCTGGCAGTATTAAGCCAGGACATTTGCTTTACAGAACTTCTGCCGATTTAGTAGCGGTACATGCTGCTGCAAGCGGAAGACATCAATCCATGTTTGCCATTGAAGATGAACTTCAGGGTAAGGATATTTCTGATGTCTATGCAACTGCTACTAAAGTACAGTATGTAGTGTGCAATAGAGGGGATCAGATTCATGCCTTAATTGCCAATGGTGCGAATATCGTTAAAGGTGATTATCTTACATCAGCCGGCGATGGGACACTCA